AATCACAGCATCACCATAGTAAGTACCACCTCTGGTTCCAAAACGAATTACATCACCCTCTAAACCACCTTGACCGTCAACGCCAAATAAAGTACCTGAACCAGTTACGACTCTAGTAGAATAGTCTAGGGATACTGTTCCTGTTGACGCCACATTGTCGTTATTTCCCCAAAGTGCCATGTCTTGTGCCCTTGTAAAGTTACTTTCTTTCAAATATTTATAAAAAAATAGGAGACGGTTAGTCTCCTATGTATCACTCTTCTCTTGTCTTAATTGCACCTTTTACAACTTCAAGGAGTTGATCATCCATCTCGGTTTTAGTTAATGCTACTGCCTTACCTAGAATTAAAAGACAAATTTCAATGAGCTTCTCACCAAGTTCCTCATTATTAGGAATCTTATCAACTGCATCCGAAATAATCTTTGCTGCCAATGGAAGAAGGAATGATAGCATGGTGAATACCTATTACTATCTTATATATCAATCTGACTCACCAGGACGAGATCTGTATGGATCATCCTTTTTAGTATTTGCAAGATAATTATTATAACGACGTTTTGCTTCCTTCTTCTTGTCTTCAGGAGACATCTCTTTCTTAGGAGCCTTAGTATCAATGAATGATTTACCCATAGATTTCTTCACTCGATCAAATGCAGTTTCTTCATTTGCTTGAAGTTTAGCAGCAATTGCCATCTCACGACGTTTTTCTTTTGATTTACCTTTGAACTGTGGTGCATCAGACTTTTTGAAGTCGTCAATGACCTCTCCCATATCAGCTTTCTTCATATCCATTACTTCAAGAACAGTTCCACCAATCTCTTTGAAGACCTCATTGGCTTCAGACATTGTAGGATTAATGACAACTTTATTATTAACTTTCTCGGTTTCCTTTACTTCTCTTCTAGGAGTTTTAGGTGTCTTAGGTTCTATTGGGGGAACATCCACTACCTCACGAAGATCCTCTCTCCAATTAGAATAGTTAACTTCTCTTTTCATCCTATTAGACACGATTTCTCTTGTACCTATTTATGAATTCCTTGATATTTGACTTGGGTCCTTTGTAAGCTTTACCACCTGGTTGTAAGTTTTCTCCACCTTTTTCATGTCCTGGTGTAAGATCAGTTGCATACTTAAAGTAACCTGTGGTTCCTGATAAAGTATTTGGATTTTTAGAAGTTCTCATCTTACGATCCATTTTAACTTCAGTGTATTCACACAAATCACGGATCCAGGACTTGAACATCATATCATTCTCTGTAACACAGATCAAATAGTTGGTTCCTCTACGAACAATTCTACCAACTAAACCGGTGTTCAGATTTTGTACTCTCTCATTAATTTTAAAAATATTTCCCTTCACATAATTCTCTCTCAGATTCTTCCAATCAAACTTAGGAGCAATCTGCCAGAGTGACCAACCCTCTTCTACATTCATTGCCTTACGAACCGTAGTCATGATTGTCTTTGCAGTTGCATCATCAATGTTATCAGGAATACCAGATCTGAATGTTTGGAAGTCACCTTCTGCAGCAGCCTTTCTCATCTTTGAAGCGGACATACCAGTCACACCTTCTGAATCATCATCTCTCTGACCTGCGGAGATAGTTTCAATCTCTTCGAAATCATAAAGATCGCCATTATATTTTTGAGCCAAACTATCAAATTCAGATACTCTATCAGACCCAACAACGATCTTTACATTTGAATATCCATCAGAGTCTGCAATCCTCAATGCATCAAAGATAGTCTTGACACTCTCATCATTAATGATACTCTCCTCATGATCAGGGAACATCTTTCTCATCAGTTCAGTCTTTTGACCTGGCTCCAATGGATTCTTCTTTGGATCATTAGATCTTGATGGATATACTCTCATATCTCCATCACCAGAAACTTGTGCGGCAGAATCAAGAAGTTTCTTATGTCCAATGGTTGGTGGATTAAATCTACCAAATACCAGTGTCAATGTCTCACCTTCTTTACTTTGACCTGTACCTTCTTCCTCTGATCCAACTCTTTCTCTTGAACTCTCAACATCTGAAGACTTAGAAACTTTACCTACCTGTTGATCTGGTGCTTTATATTGTGGTGTTTGACCAGAAGTTTCAGATTGTCTTGAGTCCTTTTTGTCATAATAAACAAACTGACCACCTTCGGTTTTACCTACTTTATTACCAGCCTTATCTACCCAATTTCCCTGTCCATCACCAGTGAGACCAAGTTGCTTTGCACGTGCAGAAGCCTTGGTCTGTCTTGCTTCAGAAAAAAAGTTGAGGAAACTCTTCATTTCTATCAATATCCTATATTGTATTTATTAGAAGAACTTGTTGTTCTTATTATACTTCGAAAGGAATGACTTTCCATAAGATGTGGACACTTTTCTAAGTGTCTCGTATTCCTCCTTAAATACCTTACCAGCTTTCTTATCTTTTAAAATATCTTCGTCAATCAAACCAAGTTCAATGAGTTTTCTATTGACTGCTTTAGGTTCTCTTTCTTGATTACCTGAAGCAATAGCCTCTGCCCAACCATCCATATATCTCTGCCTATCCTCTGGTTTTGCGTTAGCCATTGACTGCAAGAAACCACGATAAACATTTTCTTGAAGTGCTACAGTTCTTCTTCCAGATTTATCAGTTATACCTCTACTTAATCCAGTGGCCTTGAGTAATGTTTTACCAAGTTTTGATTTCATACCTGCGGCCTTCTTTTTATCCTTATCATCAGTAGCAACTTTTCTGAACTCATTTCTTAAGTCGGTATATCTATTATCATCTGCACCAAAATGTTCCTGTAAGATTTCTCTTGTAACACCATTACCAAGACCCTTACCACCTTCACCTAGGAGGGTCTTAACTAATTGATCACCAACAGTTCCAATCTGATTTTGTTTCTCAAATAATTTTTCAATACCACCAAAATCTTCTTCTGACTTATCTTTATTAGGATCAACTTCTCTTGCGAAGAAATCCTTCATTGATAAATCTACTTTCTTCTGATTTATATTTGAATTAATCAGAGTAAAGTTATCATCATTTTCTCTTTGTTCCCATTCCTCTTTACCTGGTTTTCCACCATCTTTATTATTAAAACCTCTCACATGCTCTAAATCCATTGCTTGAATATCAAGAGGAAGACCAGTATATGCATCACGTCCACCTTGTTCAAGATAGATTCTCCACATTAGTTTTGCTCTATCTTTATTATTTGCAGGCCCTCTTCTTATCGTACCATCTTCATTTTTTCCAAGATAATGAATGTCCTTATGTGCCTTATCATCAGAAACATACTTATCATTTGTGACTTGACCCTTACCACTTAATGATTTTTTAAATGCGTCAGGAAGAATATCAAATGAGGCATCTACAAATTCATCAGACACTTCATTTGATCTCACAGAATCCACAAACTTTTTAATTTGTTCTGGAGATCCGTCTCCATATCCTTCTATTAATCTATCACGATTTGCCATAAGATTCTGAACATCTGCATACCCAAGATTATTTTTACCTGCACCAGAATTGACTCTTCCTTCAAATGTCTTTGCATGAGCCATTGCTTGAATAAATGACTTCTTATTCGTAGAACTTGGAATAGTTTTTAGACTCTCAGTGAATTTGGCAAACTTCTTCTCCATGAGTTTCCTCTGGCGATCAGCCAGAGCTCTCATCATAGTTTCCGATTCTTTTGTAAACTTCTCATACTCTGCATCAAATGCTTCATCATCATTTGCATAGTCAATTTGATCTTCCATTTCAGCAACAGAGTCATCAAGAGTCTTGAATTCTGATTCATCTTTAGGTTGTTCTTCATCCCTAATATCAGAGAGTAAATCATCAAGACCCTCTGGTTCTTGAGTTTCCATCTCCTTCTCAAGTTCGTCTTGAGCTATCATATCATCGGCTTGTTGAGAAACCTGCTTCTTACGTGCCGGACTCATAACTTTCTCTCTACCTCTAGAGAGTTGTTTAATTACTTCTTCTTTATCACCAGAACTTAATGCAGTTTCTGTAGGACCACCAGGCACAACCCTACCCATCTGATTTGATACAGGTGGTTCTTCTATTCCTGCAGGTTCTTCTTGTGAAGGGACTTCTTGCTTGAATTGTGAAAGTGTTTTTGGTTCTTGAGCCTTAGGTTCTCTTTCTTGTTTCGTAGGTTCTTCAATCTCCACAAAACGAGTACCATCCGCTCTATATCTTTTACCAGTTCTCGGATCACCCCAGACACCCCTGGAGCGATACTCATAACCAAGTTCAGCAGCCCTTTCAGAAGTTGTGGACTCCAGAAGTTTTCTAGAGTCCTTTAAATATTTAAATACGTCTCTCATCTTATTCTAACAATAGGTTTAATAGTTTTACTAGTAAATCTCTCCATACTAATATCAGAAGGGTTTACCTTTTTAATTGCTAGAATCTCACCAAAGTCTGGTTGATTTTTCTCAGTTTGAAGGAAGATTGTATCGTGATTTCTAAAATAAGTTCCTGCTAATTTTTGATATCTACCTTCTATTTCATTATATTTATTTGGATTAAGTTTTTTCATCTCACCAAAAACTTTACCAGATATCTCAGCAGATCCTTTAGGTTTTAACCCAAGTTCAAATGCAAGGTTTTGAATGTCTGATTCAATTTGAGTCATACCTACCAAACCACCACCAAGTTTAAAATCAGATACAGAATCTTTAGTCTGTTTACTCTTCCACTTAGCAGCCTTTACTTCATATTGTGATGACCCATTGATAATATCTACACCTGCACTAGATCCACCACCCAATTTTCCATTTTTTGTAAGTAGATACATTACAGCTTCACCAGGACCAACACCACTAATGGAAAGATTATGGAGTTTTTCATATTGTTGTGCATCATCACTCTTCAATAATGATACCAAATTATTATATTCTCTCACACTAATAGTTTCCAGAGCCTTTGAAGGTTCAAAGGATGGAAACATGTGTTGTTGATACAAAGTCTGGATTTCTAACTTATGACTCAATGAAGTGAAGTCAGAAGAATTCAAGTTAAAAGAGGTGATCCTTGTTGCTCTTTTTATAAAGTTCTTATCCAGATGATTCATTATCAGTCTTCCCAGGAATCAACCTTTGCCTGAATGGCTTCAAGTTCTGCCTCAGAGAATTGTACACTTTCTTTCTTCATCTTTTTATCCATACACTTCTCACATCCCTTTCCACCACAGTTCTCACACTTACCTTTCTTACCCATTGCTTTACCAATGGCCTTACGACGATTCATCAGGTAATCATCAGATGAATCCTTATCTCCATCATTATCAATATCACCATCTTCCTGACCTACAGGATCCATATGCTTCTTTTCATAGATAGATGCATATGCATCACCCCAGTCCTTGCGGATCTTGGAGACTTCTTCTTTCTTCATCTTTGCCTTAGTCTTTGCAAGTAATCTTTCTCTTGCAGCATCTCGTTCACTCTTTTTAATATTGAACATATCACGATCAGTGGTGAGTTTTGGATCCACAGAACCAGGACCATATCCTTCACTCATTCTCTTGGCAACTTTAGATGCACCAGATGCAACTCTATCAGCTGCCTTACGGATCATTCCTTTCAGTCCAGACTTGACAGTTGACTTTGCTTCAGATGCCTTTCTTGCAGTTTGAGCAGACATGTTTCTTGCAGTCTGACCTGCTCTCCTTGCCTTATCATCTACAGACTGTTTTGCTTTTCTGTAAGCACCGTATGCCTTGACTGCACCGGTGGATGCCTTCATTTTTGCTTTATCTACAGCACCTCTGACTGCACCCTTAACTCTATCAATCTTTTCTTGTCTCTTCTGTTGTTTTCTATACTTGTTCTGACCCTTCATCATTGCGGTCATATAGGAACTTGCTTCAAAAATTACATCCTCAAGAATAACTTCTGCACCGAAGAGTGTATACCCTTCCTCAAAAAGTTCTTGAAGTGCTGCTTCAGCAATTTCTGAAAGTTCACTATCGGTAATCAGTGAGAGATCCATCTCTGTGATTTCATCATGAATTGAATTCAAAGTTTCCTTTACACCGTCATCATAAACGGCAGTATAGGCTTCAAGAATACCACGAAGTTCTGCAGACATTTTTCTGTAACTATTTTACCTTATCTTTATTTATATCCTCTAACTGTTTCCTTTCATTTTCATATATTGAGGATGGATTGTTATAGATTTTTAATCCATCTTTAATACCAGGTATTAGCCATTGATCTACTCTATAACAATACTTCCAATTTACAGGTTGAACACAATTCAATACAACTACTGTCCAGAATGCTGTCAAGTAATTAATTATCGTGTACATTCTGTTTCCACACAATTTGATGTGCCATCTTATCTCTTAGTTCATTAACTCTCTCCTCATTAAAATGTGCAAAGTTAGGATATTTCTCTACCTTCTTATAATAATGAAGTGCATTGAGAATAATAGTATAATCCTCAATTGATAATTCAAACTTCATATTAGAACCATTACTCACAACTTACCACCTACAAATCCATCGTTAATAACTCTCACAGATCCTTCTGGCCAACCTTCTTGTTCACACTTAAGATGCCATCGGGTCATCGAGATAACACCTTTCTTTGTTCCCCCAGTCAACATCTTTCGACCTTCTGTAGTCATTGAAGAAAAACATCCGAACCGTGTTTCCCAAACATAAAATGTCTCATCAATGATTTCAGCATTATCTGGTACTTGAAAGACTGCTTCAAGTTTTTCAATACTCTCACTATTAATCATAAAATCCTTTCTCTTTCATAAACTGCAATGCTTCTTTCATATCACCTATGTGATGAACACCAATGGTGACTTGAGGATATGTAGCCTCTTTACCAAATTCAGATTCAAATGCTCTTTGGCTAAAATGATTGTTCAGTCGATATTCTAAAATTTCAATCTCTAATCTTTTCAGAAGAGATGCCATTCTCTCACACTCTTGACTACCGTTACTGTAAATTACTGCTGAAGTCATAGTCGATTACTATTCTCTTATGTGAACTTTTTTTATCTATAACTGTTACATATCTTGCCTTCCCACCTAAAAGAGACTCAATACTCTTGACAAGATTATCAGCGATTACTTGATCGGTTTTTTTCATCAACTCTTTTTTTCTATCCTTAGGGTCAGTCACGTTGTCTCCAATCATCAGGTTTGTCTTGCTTAAACCAATCAGCAATCTCTTCTGCACTATCAAATCCCGTTTTATAATTGGATGGGTCGGGATCACCTAGTCCCATCCGATTCATAAAATCATCCATACTTCCTTCTTCAATTTCTTGAGAAGATTGTCTTCTGGCTTTCTTCAACATTTCATTAGCTGTGGTATTGGCCTTAGCAAGTTTTTGCACCCATACCATATCTTCAAGTTTTACTTCTTCCTTGTTTACAATCTTCTTACAGATAAACTCCAATCGGAGTCTGTATTGAGTGGACAGCATATTATTTTACCCTCTGGGATATTTATTCTTCAGGATTATCCTTTTTATTGAATCCAAATGGTCCTTCCTTTTCATCAAGTGCAAGTTTCAATGCAACTCCACCAACAGCTTCCATCACTTTCAGGATGTCCTCAGCCTTTGCACCCTCTCCAAGTTCTTTTGCAATGTACCAATACTTAGGCCAGAATGTTTCACCAGCCTTTTGGTAATCTTCAAGTGTGAGTAGTTTCATAGTTTTGATAATACTTGTTTGTAAATACTTTCTGCGATTGCTTTCATCATAAGTGGTGGAACCATTCTACCAATTCTTTCTGTTTGTTGTGAATGTGAACCAGTAAGAATGAAGTCATCAGGAAGTGATTGAATGCGTTTGAGTTCTGGAACTGTCAGAACCCTATCCTCATTCCAGTGTATCAGACCTCCACTGGCTGTCAAGGTAGGAGATGGTTTGTAGAGTGATGCTCTCTTGGTATTGAAACAATGTCCCTTCTCATGATAATCCATACCACTCAAAACTTTAGTTGGATTCTTTGGCATCTTCTGAATCACCTTCTGATAGATACCACTATTCAACATATGTTCTTTGAGAGTTTTTACATTCTCAGGATCATTTTCCACACCACCAATAATATCACCAATAGTTGTTTCTTTTGATGACCTATCAGGAAACAATGAAGATACTGTCAATACATTCAGACCTAGTTTATCTGCAATGTCTTGACGAACTGCAATAAAGATAAGTCTTTCCCTTCCTTGACCAATACCAAAGTATGATGCTTTCATTACCCTTGATGTAATGAGGTAACCAATATCCTCAAAGGCGTTGGTTATCATAGCATAATACTTCTTTGCCTCTCCAACTGTCAAACCCTTGACATTCTCGCCAACAATAACTTTTGGTTGAATACCTTTGGCAACACGAATAAATTCAAAGAATAAATCTTCAATGTTCTCAACCTTCTTACCATCGGAATAGTTCTTGGTCTTACCCCAACCGTCGGAGTGTTTAGCACCTTCTCCACGACACATTGATCCTGCTACAGAAAATGCAGAACAAGGTGGCGAACCATCAAGGATATCGAGTTCACGGGGTTTTAATCCAGTGATCTTGAGAAAGTCTCCACCAACTAATTGTTTAATATCATCGGGAACAATATGTGTCGATGGATAGTTTGCTGAATAAGTATTTCTTGCTTCTTCTACAAATTCATTGATACACAGAATTTTTCCACCAGCAAGACGATAACCGGTAGAGGATCCACCCCCACCGGCGAAAGTAGAAATGACGGTGAACTTTTCTTGAGCCTCACCGTCATAAACATCTTGTAATTTATATGAAATATTCATAATGGTAATATTGATTGTCCAGTAGATGCATAATCAGAAGCCAAGTCCATAACTCTCTTCCTCTTACGATTATTTAGCATTTTATCTTTTAGTAGATTTTCAAATAGATGATCAATATTAGATCCCAATTGAAGATTGATATGATCTTTCACGTTAGAAACTCTTGCAAATTCTTCTTCAAATGCATCTCTCACTTTTTGTTTTTGTTTAGGCTGATTTAATTCAAACCAATTATACCTAAAAAAGTATTCTTTTACAATATCGTGATAGATGTATGGATGTACAAGTTTTATATTTCTTTCATTTGATAACTGTTCAATCTGTCGAAATCCAGTCACATTATGTGGCATGAAATAATTACGTCTGAATTGATCGAACTTTTCTTTTGGTTCTTTGAAGTGAAGAATTGCTTTCTTACTTACACCATAATAACCATCAGCACCAATACCACTTAGAAGATATGACTCTTTGATTTGAGGAAAGACATAGAGAAAAGGAAAAGTACATTCGAAATGAGTCTTTTTCCGACAATCATAATCTCTTACAAGACGAATAAAATCATCTCTCAAATTTTTGGTAGGAACTACAACAGTATTACATTCCCAACCAAATTCTTTACTAACCTCTTCAGCTTTACATGCATCATAAGACTTATCACCCTCAAGATGAAAAGTATATGCTGTAATTTTTTTACCTAGACGATGGGCAGCAAAACCAAGACTCAAACTATCTACACCACCAGACAACAAAATCCCCACGTTATCCGTGGGGACTTCATTTCTGATAATATCTACCAGAAGTTTATCAATCATATCATTTAATGGCAATGACTCCAACGAACTGATGGTTTCTCCAGAAAATCTGACAATCTTTGAAACCAGCTGACATAATCATACCATGAAGTTCTTTCCATGTATTGGGTTTCAACATATCACGAAGTTGTTTTTCTTTATCCATGATCTCATCAGCAGAAAAAGTTTTTCTCTTGTAATCATAATGATTGAATGTAAGAAGTTCTTGAAAGAATGCATTCTCACACATCAACTTCTCCGCAAAGATAAATGCACCACCATCATTCAAACCATTGAAGATCTTATCAATGGTATTTTGGCGAGTGGTCTTTGGCATAAACTGAAGTGTGAAGATTGATGTTACCAAAGAACAATTTCTAAACTCATAGTTAGTGACATCACCCCGCATCCACTCAAGAATTGCCCAGGGATAGTCTTTACGAACCTCGATATATCTTGAGTCGAGATCATCGTAAAAACTACCTGCAAGTTCTACACCAACATAATGAGCATATTTGCGATTAGTATTATTACCAATGATCATCTTGGTAAGTTTACCAGTAGAGCATCCAATATCAACAACTTTTGTATTATCTTCCACAAAATATCTAGAAAATGATACAGTATCATCTAGAAGGTTTGAATAACCACGAATGGAACTATCAATATGATTATCAAAACCTTCAGGTGAGTGTGCGAAAGAAAAGTCGTATGTCATCTATTTACCGCTTGTATCGTAGTTTAGTTTATCATCAATCTGTTCATCTAGTGAAGTAATCACTTCACGAATATCAACAATTCGTGGTGGAACACAGGTAGGATCATAAGTATAGTTCTCTTGTTCTTTATATAGCACCTGACGAATTGCTGCAGCTGTTCGAAGTTCAAGTTCAAGTTTAATCATGTTGTTCTCATCTTTATAAAATGTTTTGTGTATATTGTTGTTGCTGCGAAAAGACTAGCAAATAATCCAGTACATAATGCTTCCATCCATACAGGCCCATAGTGAGTAGGAACTACAATAATGTCTGCAATGAATGTGGTGAAGAAAGTAAATGTGATATTACTTTTCCAATTAGAATATGAGTTGGGAAGAAATGATGTAAAAAATACTCCAACACTACCAACTAATCCAGTTTGAGCAGCAACCCCCATATGGTAGACCGAAATACCCCCTCCCATACAAATAATACAAGCCCAGAAGGCTTGTATAAACTTAAGTGAAACTAACTTTATAGTTTTCATGTTCTGGATTATAGGTCTCCCTCTTTACGGTTTTCAGAATAATGAACATCAAAGGTACCTTCAGGATAACGGGCAGAAAGTTTTTCATAATTCATTTGAAGTACCTCTTCAAATGAAACATCAAGTGCCATACATGCTTGAGCCATATACCACATGATGTCACCAAGTTCACGTTTCATATGAAAAACATTCTCTTCAGTGTATGGTTTTCCTTGAAGGAACATCTTTTTCACAACTTCAGTAAACTCACCAGCCTCAGCAGTCAAACCAAAGGCAGCAGTCATCAGTTGAGTCACATTACAATCGTCTTTAACTTCAAGTTCAGAAAGACGAGCTGCAAGAGTTGGCCAGTCAAGGCTTGGCTTACTCGTAGTTTGTTTAACAAACTCAATATACTTTTTAGGATCAATAGTCATAAGTCTAGGGGTTCTTGTTGTCTTTCAGGTAAAATTTGTTGTGCAGGAAGTTCGAAATCAGGAGCAACTTTTACATAAGGAACATCAACAGTCGTTTGAGATGGGAAGTAAATTTTAACATAGGTATAGTCATATGCCCAGTTCATTTCACAGATGTTTTTTGCATCTTTTTCAGAACCACAGTGACAGTATCTTTTACCTTGTGTATCTCTTACTTCAAAGTAATGAGGAGGTTCATTTTTAATTGTATCTAATTCGGAATTAGAATCTCTTTTAGAAATTTCCATATCAAAACTTGAATCCCTCAAACGACTTCTTTGGTTTCTCCTCGTAACTATACTCCTCTTCCTTCTTGTTGTCAAGAATATCTTCCTGTGCATTCTGTTCACAATCAAATAATCTCATCTTTGATCTATCAATACCGACGACAAATCTCTTGTAGATACTTAGATCGTTATACCTATTCTTCAGTTGTTTTACAAGTATCTGTCCAAGGGATTCGAGCTCTTCAGTACTAATAAGGGCAAACATAAGATC